TCATCGACAGAACTTTGGCCAGTCCTGTGGGCAACATTCGCAACGACGGTTACTTCGCACACTTCGTTGAAGAAGGCGATTTGCCGCGCCACATGGGTGGCCCCGGTGCGTACACCGGACCAAACCGAGGATTCTTTGAACGTGGTATGAAGCCAGCTATACCGCGCATGACCGCCGAACTGGTGCGTCGGTATCGCATAGCGTTTGATCAATACATGAATCGAGCATAATGGAAACAGGCAAAGCGATATACAAGCTTCTCAAGGACAGCGCTGACGTAGGCGCCATCTGCGCGGACCGCATCTACCCGGAGCTGGCACAGCAAGACGTCGATACGCCGTTCATCGTATACACGGTAACGGACACCACACCCAGCGGCACCAAGAACGCCACGTCGAAACTGGACACCGCCCGCGTAGAGTTGTACTGCGTCAGCGACGACTATGAAACCGGCATGAACTTGGGTATTGCGGTGCGCGCTGCCTTGGATCGTGTCAGCGGTACCGTCAGCGGCGTCGAGGTGCAGTCTATCGACTTTGATACTTCCGACATACAGTTCGACCCCGACCAACGGGTGTATGTATTGGAGCAGACCTACGACGTTAGGATACAGCGCACCGGTACGGCGGTGTCCTACAGCCTGACACCCAGCAACGTCATTACCGTCACCGAGCAAGACGGCACGCCCACGGGTTTGGTCAACAAGCTTGTGTTCTCCAATGGCACAGTAACAATCAACGGCAATATCGCCACGGTCGAGGCTGGCGGAAGCTTAACCATTGAAGAGGCCGACGGGACGCCAAGCGGTACGGCTACTACCTTGGTCTTCCCCAACGGCACGGTGTCACTGGCTGGCGACACTGCAACGCTCGACCTGTCTTTGGATACGCTTGACACTAGCGGCATACTTGAGCAACTAGCCGAACAGTTGGCCGACATCAGCGGCGTCACTGGCAGCGACTTTCCCAACGGCCTCATCGGTGATTTTGACCAAGACGGCGTAGTAGGTTCTGCCGACCTAATTGTGTTCCTGATGTACTTCGGCCAATCGTTATCTACCGACAGCACCGAGCGTGCGGCACGATTGACCGCGGCTTTCGCCAATGGTACCGACTCACCGTTCGATGGCGTTCGCAGTATCAACAGCGAAACGGCAGACCGCGAAGGTGACGTCAACCTTAGTACGGGTCAGATACCCGAAGGAAGCAACCTGTACTACACCGACGCGCGCGTTGACTTGCGCATTGGCCAGGCGCTCATCAGCGACCTCAGCGATATTCCCGACGGCATCGGCACCGCTGGCCAAGTGCTGGTAGTGAACAGCGACCGCACGGCATACGAGTTTGCGACGCGCTTGCAAGCGTCAGACCTCGCCGGCTATGTGCAACAGGTCAACGGCCTAGATCCTGACGGTAGCGGCAACGTAGACATCACCACCGAAGACATCAACGAGGCGGCGCCCAACCTGTACTATACTGATGCGCGCTTCGATACCAGGTACGCCACCAAGACGCACTATCACGACCGATACAGCACCGAAGCCGAAGCCGAGCGCAGCGGCGCCACCGCCACGCTGGAGGTGTACTACACCGCGCGACCTGACGGCGACGGGTATGCGGAAAGCGAAGTGAGCGACGTCGGCGAGACGGACACGATCAACCGCACGCTGTACTACAGCGACAAGTTCGAAGCCGACCCCGACACCGCCGGCGACTGGACGCAGTACACCACGCAGCCAGCCGATAACGCCACATTTGCTACGGCCAAGGCTGCGCTACTTGCGGGGCTGAACGATACCGACGCCACAGCTGAGACGCGCGGCACCTTGCCGCTGTCGCTGAAGATGGTGCGCACGGTGACGGCGGCAGCTGGTGACCTACTGCTGGACACCTACACCGGCGCAGCTGCTGCCTACTCTGTGCGCAAGCTGGACAAAGACTACACGGGGAGCTGCATGCGTGTGCGCGAGGACAGCGGCGACACTGAAACGGATATTGGATTCGACGGCAGTGGCAACTTAGACACGGCAGCCATCGCCACGCATTGTGGCAGCGCTAGCGGTTTCGTAGTCACTTGGTATGACCAAAGCGGCAACAGCAACGACGCCACGCAAAGCACGTCAGGCTACCAGCCGCAGATATACAACGGCACGGCGGTCATTACCAATCCTGATAACAGTTTGCCTGTTTTAGATTGCACCGTCGCTACTGGTGCGGGCTTTAATAGCGCCACAATTTCTATAACTGGCACCATGACATACAGTATGGTCAGTTTTTTAGATGCGCCTGGTGGTAATTATACCTCGAATGCTACTTTTAGAGTAACTGTGAATGGCACTAATGGATCTGTGCAGTTAGTTGGCGGTGGTAATACGACAATTACGGATAGTAATTTGGCGAATGATGGTTCAATACATCACATGGTCAGGACCACAAGTAGTGCAGGAACGCTGGTATTAAATACCGCCAACGTTCAAAGTTCAAGTAATACCGCCTCAGGCACGTCCTCGTGGAGTTTCAATTATTTAGGCAACCGCCGGACTAGTGATAATGTCGGCCATGAGCTGCAAGAATTTATCGTTTGGCCTGCTGACCAGTTGACCACCAATCAAAGCGGCATAGAGACTGACATCGACACCTACTTCAGCATAACATAATGGCTACCGTCTACCTCCCAGTCACCGCGCGCCTGAACCTCACCAGCGAGCAACGCGCCAAAGGCATCAGCCGCGAGCTGTACAACCTGAAGCTACCCAAGCACCTCCACGAACCTGGGCGCACAACTACGATGCTGCTGGCCACCATCCAGCACCCGACAACAGGAGAGTGGGCGTGCGTCGGTGACACCGATCTAGCTATCAACGTACACCCAGAGCGCGACCTACATGCGCTCATCGCTTTGTTTCCACAGCTCACGCAGGAAGAGCGCGACGCCATGACGTACTACATCAGCACGTCGCCTGTGGTGCTGTTCCAATATCTAATGCCTAGCGACTCTGAAATATTGACGCAAGAGGAAGCAGAAGCGGCGGGTTGGTTCGGTGATTCTATCTAAATTGCTTCCATGGAATTCTTCCTCGCACATTGGGCCGAACTGCTGCTGGCATTGATGGCCTTCGCCAAGGTGGTAGTGAACTTGACACCGAGCATCAACGATGATCGGGTCTTCGCATACGTTGATTTGCTGTTCAACGCTATCATCGCGAACAACACGAACAAAGCAAAAGAAAAGAAGTAATGGCCATTCTTAACGGCACAGTATTCCTGTTGAAGGTTGGCGGCACGGCGCTACCTGATCAGACAGAAGGCAGCATTTCCATTAACATGGAAACGCGCGACATCACCACCAAAGACAGCTCGGGATACCGTGAGCTTCTGGAAGGTGTGCGTTCGGGTACCATCAGCGTATCAGGTTTGGTTGATGACGACGGCGCGGGCGGTGCTGGCGGTACGTTGTTTACGACCTTGGATGGCCGCGCTAGTGTGGCACTGGTCTTCGGTTTCGATGACGCCAGTGACGACTACAATTACACCTGCAATGGTTTCTGCACCTCTATGGAGGTAAGCGGAGGAACGGAAGACAACGTGACGTACAGCGCCACGTTTGAAATCACCGGAGCCATTACCCAGGTCGTCGCTTAATGAAGCTGACTTTATCGGGCAAGGAATTCACCTTGCGGTGCGATATGCGCGCCTTGGCTAACGCCAAAAAAGAAGCTGGCATTGAGTTGGGCAACCTGTCTGACGACGTGGTAGAGATTGGAACGTTGGTGTACTTTATGGCACAGTCTGGTGCTAAGAGTGCTGACGTACCATTCAAGTGGACGTTGGATGACTTCCTTGGGTTGATTGATTTGTCCGACTTGGAAGCTTTGGGTGAAGCCGTCGCCGGGATGTTGAACACCGGCACGGAAAAAAAAAGGCGACGGTAAAGCGCTGACGATTGAAGATTGTTTGAAGGTGGGATTGGGTCAACTGCGGCTCGATCCCACCTCTTTTTATTCTATGACGTTAGAAGAGTTCCTGATTGCCGCACAAGGATTCCACCAGCTTGAGGAAGTACGACAGCAGGCAGAGTGGGAACGGACGCGGTGGCTGGCTACGTTGATGCTGTCACCACATACCAAGAAAGGTCACAGCATTAAGCCACAGGACCTTGCTATCTTCCCGTGGGAGAAGAAGCCGAAGAAGAAAGGCAACAACCAGCTTTTAAGGAACGCACTGAACAGGATGTCAAATGGCTAAACTCAAGGATTTAAAAGTAACCATTGGCCTAAGCAAGAAAGGCCTAACCAAACTCAATGGTGACCTGCGACGCGTCAAAGGCAACTTCCGCAGGAACTTCGGTGAAATATCTGCGTTGGCTGGAAGCTTGGCCACTGCCGTTGGTACCGCTTTGGTTGCTGGCGTTGGCACACTGATTAAGAAAGGTGCGGAGCTGCAGACGCTGAAGGTTGGTTTCCGCTCCATTATGGGCGGCGCAGAT